ACAAGATGGCACCCTGACTGAACTGGCAGAAGGCTTCTGGTATGCTGATTTGATTAGCAACCCGGGCAGGCTGTACTTCCACGATATTCCCAGCCTGCAGGAATTCAAGGTGAACAGGGTGAAGGTGACCATGGATGTGGGGCATGCAGAAGACAGCTGCCCGGAAGATTTGGTGCATGCAGTGAAGCTGCTGGTGGGCCACCTGTATGAAAACAGACAGGAAGCAGACACCCAGCAGCTGCGCAGCATTCCCCATGGCATCCATGCACTAATTTCCCCACACAGAAACTTTGCACTGTGATGAAAATTGGCAAACTGGACAGACGGATCAGCATTGAAAGATTCAGTGAAGTGGTCAATGCGTATGGTGAAAGGGAAAAGACATGGGCAACTTTCATTACCATCTGGGCTGCACTGGATTTGAAGGCAGGCAGATCAGTGGCTGAAAGTTTGCAGCGCAGCACTGAAATCACAAAGCAGCGGCAGGTGTGGCGGATCAGATACAGCACTGATGCTGCCACCATCACTGCAAAAGATAGGGTGAACTATAGGGGCACCATTCAGGACATCATTGGGGTGCAGGAAATGGGCAGGGGCACAGATTATTTGATCACAACAGAAACAGCAGAATAATGGCAGACCTGAAACCCGGTGCAGTTATTGTCACCAGTGGGGCAACCACCCCAAACAGATTCAATGAAATTGGCATTGATGGCTTTGCTGGAATTATGTCCAGCTTTCAGATGCTGCCAAAAGCAGTCAGGGACAGTGATGAAATCCGCAGGGCACATGAACTGGTGGCAAACAAGATGGCTGCTGCCATGAAGCGCAGGGTGGTGGATTCTAAACCAAAATATATCCGGGTCCGCAGAAGCAGCAGCACCCCATGGAATGTGAAGCGCGGAACTTATAGGCGATCCATTGCAGCTTTTAAGCCAGAGGAAGAAAGGCTGCCACACACCATCTGGGCAGGCCCACGGGTGGGCCTGAAAGTGCCACCCACAAAAGATGCATGGTTTGCAAACATTGTGGAAATGGACAGGCAATTCATTGAAGGCACCAACAGAAATGCTGGGGCCATGGAAGAAGTGATGAAAGCCAAAGTGCCTGCAGCGCAGAAATTTCTTTACATTCAGTATGAAAGGGCCATGGCCAAACATGTGGCTGAACTGGCCAAAAAGAACGCAGGAAAATGAACACAGGGCTGGGAATTTATCAGCTGCTGCAGGCCAGCACTGATGTGACAGATTTGGTGGGCACCCGGGTGTTTCCTTCACTGGCTGCACAGGGTGCTACCATGCCTTTTGTCACTTATGAAATTATGCAGATCACCCCATCTGATGAAAAAGATGGCCCCAGTGAAATGGATGAAGTGCGGGTGGAAGTGGCATGCTTTGCTGACAGATACAGTGTGGCTGTGGATTTGGGCACCAAAGTGCGCACAGCACTGGACAGGATGGCTTTGCAGGGTGATGGCATCAGCATTCAGTCAATCAGATTCCATGATGTGACAGATGAAATGCTGGACAGCCCTAGAAGATTTGTGCAGGTACATGATTACACTGTGCGACAAAATCGGGACAATTCAGCCAGCCTTTTTCTGGGGCAGCCTGTCACTGTCACTGATGGGGATGGAACTGAAGTGACTGTGCAGCCCGGTGGAACTTATAGCTGCATTCCCACCACTGCACCCACTGGCATATTTTATCAGCGGCAGATTCCATGGGACGGCAATGATCCGGGCATTGATTACAGTGTGGCATGGCATGTGGCTGCTGGAACCTATGAATACACCCCACCAAATAACCCGGCTTCCATTGCTGCTTTGCGGAATGGCTATGTGGGTGGGGATGGCACAGCTTTGCTGATGCAGCAGAATAGATTTGGGAACACCTACAGATTCACCAATGACCGGGGGCAGCAGTTCACAGAAGGCTTTGCATTCAGCGCAGCAAACACCAGCGAAAATCCGCGCATGTGCATGGATCACCTGACTGGGCTGGCGTATTATGTCGAAAAGGCATATGATGACATTTTCAACAGAACCATAGCTGAAGCCATAGCATCAGCAAAGAATTTCACATATGCCGGGCATGCTGACTGGCGTCTCGCTGATGCAGCTGAATATCTGAATGCTGTGAATTACAATGACTGGAACAATAGTTATCACGGTGTGTACACCCCTTTTGTGGACACCAACATCAGAAATTATGGGGGGCAGCTGTGGCTGGGCAGCTACACCAAAGACAATGAATTCACCTTTGTGAATACGAATGGGGGCACCATTTCCCGAACTACCAGCAGCACCTATGTGAACCATCACAGAATGATGGTGCGCACTTTTTACAACGATTAAAAGAACCACATGCAACAGATCACAATGAAGCAACAGGTGGAACTGGGTGGCAGCACCTATGAAGCCGGGAAGACATATGCAGTGAATGCATCCACCTTCCGGGATTTGCTGGCAGCTGGTGCGCTGAAGGCACAGCTGGTGGACATCACCACCAAAGATGACAGCCAGCAGCAAACTGCACCAGCAGATTTGCCTGAAGTTCCTAAATTGCAGCCAGAAGCACAGGCAGTGAAGCCAGTGCGCAGAACACGAAAAACACGGAAATAATGCCTACAACTGGTGTACTTAACGCAACGGCTGTCAAATTTCAGGGTGCCACAACTGGGGGCACTTTGGCAGCATTCACGAAAATCAAAGATTCCACCATCAGTGTCAGCACTGCTGCCCGGGACATCACCACAAAAGATTCAGTGGGATGGGAAGAAGTAATGGCTGGGATTAAATCAGCCACCATTTCAATCACTGGCCTTTTCATGCATGATGCTGATTTCGGCTTCAATGATTTGATGGCTGCACAGCTGGCAGGCACTTTGGTTGATGTGGAAGTGACAGTGGGGCAGGGTGGTGCTGGTGATTACACTGTAAATGCAACCTGCTTGATTGAGTCACTGGATTTGCCCAGTGCCTATGAAGACAACATTGAATACAGCTGCAGCCTGAAGGTGTCTGGTGCGCTGACTTATGTTGTCAATTCATAATGAAGACAGTAACCATTTCAGGTGTTGATTACCCACTGCGTGCCAGCATGCTGGCTTTTCAGCAATGGGAAGAAGCCACAGGCCTGCAGATGGCCGGGCTGAATGAAAACACCAGCCCCATCCAGATGTGCCAGCTGGCTTTCTTTTTCGCAAAAGCTGGGCTGAAGCGGGAAGGCAAACAGATTGAAGTTGATCTGGAAGCCTTCATGGACAGCATAGAACTGGATGAAATTGAAGCTGTGGCAGCAGCTGTGGCGGCAGCCATGGCTGGCAGTGCCCAAAAAAAAAGGCAGCCAGTGAGGAAGGGCAGGTGAATCTGACATGGCAGGACATCATTGAAATGGGCACAGGTGAAATGAACCTGTGCCCTTTTTCAGTTATGGACATGACAGCTGATGAATTCAGTGCAGCAGTGCGCGGATTCCGCAGAAGGCAGGAATGGGAACAGCAGCAGGAATGGGAAAGAATCCGGTGGCTGGGATCCATCACCCTGCAGCCCCACCTGAAAAAAGGCAGCAGAATGAAGCCCACTGATTTGGTCACATTCCCATGGGAAGAAGTGAAAGAACAGAAGCCAGTTGATGCGCTGGCTATCTTGCAGGCATATGGCACACAGGTTGAACGCAAAAAGGAACAGCAATGAAATTGGGTGATTTGATTGTCCGGCTGGGTATGAATACCCGGGACTTTGATAAAAAGATAGGGGCAGCCATGGGCCGCTTCCGTTCATTCGGACGGAACATGAAACGGGTGGGGAAGAACCTTTCAGCTTCCATCACAGCACCACTGGGTGTGATTGCAGGCACATCAGTGAAGGTGGCTGCTGACTTTGAGCAGGCAATGGCCAAAGTGAAGGCTGTATCTGGTGCCACTGCAGGTGAATTCAAAGCACTGGAAGAACAGGCAAAGAAGCTGGGCAGCACCACTGTCTTCACTGCGCAGCAGGTGGCAGGGCTGCAGGAAAACTTTGCAAAGCTGGGCTTTACCAGTGAAGAAATTGGGAAGGTGACAGAAGCCACCCTGATGCTGGCACAGGCATCCGGATCAGATTTGGCACAGGCAGCGGAAGTGGCTGGTGGCACCCTGCGGGCTTTTGGAATGGATGCAGATGAAACTGCACACCTGACTGATGTGATGGCCAAATCTTTCAGCACATCAGCAATGGATTTGAAACGCTTTCAAGAATCCATGAAGTATGTGGCACCAGTGGCCAAATCCGCAGGCATCAGTGTGGAACAAACCACAGCCATGCTGGGGATGCTGGCAAACGCTGGGGTGCATGGATCACAGGCAGGCACAGCTTTGCGCAGAATCATTTCAGAACTGGGGGCCACTGGTGGTGATGTGGCTGGCACCATTAAAAAGCTGGCAGGGGAAGGGCTGAATTTAGCTGATGCAAAAGATGAAGTGGGCAGATCAGCACAAAGTGCTTTGCTGATTCTGGCTGAAGGCATTGATACACTGGGTGACTATAGTGCAGAACTGGAGGGGGCAGATGGTGCAGCAGCTGGCATGGCAGCCACCATGAATGACACCACCACTGGTGCCATGCTGCGGATGCAGTCAGCTGTGGAAGGGGCACAGATAGCCATTGGCACTGCACTGGCACCAGTGGTGGAACAGATGGCCCATAGAATTGAAGAACTGGCTGGCTGGTTTTCTTCGCTGGATGAAGATACACAGGGGCTGATCATTACAGTGGCAGGGCTGGCTGCAGCTATTGGCCCCATGTTGGTGCTGGGGCCACAGGTGGCCAGTGCCATCATTGGAATAACAAAGGCAGTGAAGGGCATGAATCTGGCCATGCTGGCCAGCCCATGGGGTGTGATTGCCGGGCTGGTGGGTGTGGCTGCTGTGGCCTTCATCAGCTACAAAGGGGAAGTGACAGCTGCGGAAGAAGCGCAGCGGATGCTGACAGATGCACAGAACCGGGGCCTGCAGGCATACGCCAAAGAAGCAGCAAAAGTGAATGTGCTGGTGACTGAATTTGAAGCATACGGGGACACTCTTGAAAGACGGCAGGAAATCATTGCTGATTTGCAGGCAATCAATCCAGATTATTTCAAGGGATTGAATGCTGAAAAAAGCACTTT